TGATAATAGACAAGCGATTAATGATTAAGGTTAACCGCGTTATAAAACGTTTCTTCGGAATGGTTTCCGGAGTATTGTGCACGTTAGTATTGGCTATACTAACGCAGTTCACAGATTATGGAACTTGGATGCGAGTTTGTGTCGCTGGAGCAGCCGGGCTTCTCTTTGTAATGGGAGCAGTTTGGATTGGAGATCGGCGACGCAACATCGTATCTGAGGAAGCAACACTCACAGCAGATAGATTGCTTTGTGAAGTCGTTGATAACCCAGTTGAAGTGGATTTCAACTTATTGTGCTCAGATCCCACCTCACTGTCCATACAACGCAAAAATTGTATGATAGCACAGCTGGTAATGAGAGCAAAAGCGAAATTCGGCTTGTTGGCGCTTAGTGAAGCAAATAAACTTGTGTTGCGCAAATTTATTTATGATACTGCAGTTGAACACGGTATGAGACCTAGTCATATCGTGTCCACAGTAAATCGGGCAGTATTGTTATCATTCATCCCATCCCGGGATGAAGTGATAGATCAGCAAATGTTGGCCAGTGAGTTGGCCACACGTCATGCTGATGGGCTTGTGGATTATGAGAGCATGGATGGCAACACCCGTTCTCTCAAATTCCAGAAGGCTTGATGGGGCCCTGTTGTGTCACAAGGGATGGAGTCAAATAAGTCTCACCTTTCTCATCCCAATTTGGTTGTGACTAAATACAAGGGTGTAGCAACGAAGCAGCGCAAAATCTATCAGGTATCTGGGGTGGCATGCCCAGACACTTTTGCGGTGCATAATGCCAGCATTAATAACATGGAGCGAGCCGTATTGGAACGTGTGTTTTTCGTCAAAGAAAACGGCGTACAAGTGAAACCACCAACGGCTTTGCCAAACATTTTCAATGAGCGTCTTGGATATATTCAGACTTATCTTGCTAAACATGTGCCCTCGACCAACCCGATTGGGTATCAGCAATTCGCTGACTCCTATAAGGCTCGCAAGCACACTGTTTACCAGAAAGCAGTAGATAGCCTAATGTTGTCGGGCGTTACATCTGCTGACGCACATTTGAAAGTGTTCGGAAAACCAGAGAAATGCAATATCTCTAAGAAACCTGATCCCATTATGAGAGTTGTGTCTCCGCGCGATCCTAGATATAATGTTGAAGTGGGCAGATACCTTAAACCACTTGAAAAACGACTCTTCAAAGGAATTGATTCCCTATTCGGGGAACCAACAATAATCAAAGGCTACACTGCTGAACAAAGTGGCAAAATCATCCATGACAAATGGAAACAGTACAAACACCCAGTTGCAATTATGTTAGATGCAACTAGATGGGACCAGCATATTGGCCAACAAGCATTGAGCTGGGAACACAATGTGTATGTTGACATTTGCCGTAGCAAGCGACTTGCCAAGTTGCTCAGTTGGCAATTAACCAATCACTGTAGATCATACTGCAATGATGGGAAATTACGTTATGTTGTTGCTGGTGGACGAATGTCTGGTGATATGAATACATCGCTAGGTAACTGCCTACTAATGAGCTCCATGGTGCATGCATTCATGACCCAAATGAATGTGGGCCAATTCTCATTATGCAACAACGGTGATGATTGTGTAGTAATATTTGAAAAATCTAAATTGTTGCAGGTACAACATAAGATTCATTGGTGGTTCTACCAAATGGGCATCAATATGAAGATTGATGGAGTTGTGTGTGAGTTTGAGCAAATTGAATTTTGCCAGACTCAACCAGTGTATTGTGATGGTGAGTATGTTATGGTACGTAATCCGTACCAAAGCATTAGCAAGGATGCAATTAGTCTCAAGCCATTAAACAGCAAGTCAATCTATGATAAATGGGTTGGTGCGGTGGGGGATGCAGGTATTAGTTTGACTGGTGGAATACCAGTGCTTCAAGACTATTACAATGCATACACACGCGCAACAATCGGCCAGAAAAGATTGAAAAATGACCCAACTATGGCTAGCGGGTTGTTTCTAGCTGCGGAAGGAATGCATCGCAAATACAAGGCAGTAAGTGCACACACACGTTATTCGTTTTGGCTCGCATTTGGCATAACGCCAGATAATCAACTATTGTTAGAAAGTTACTATTCTAACATAGATTTGAGTTTTACTAAGCTACAACACAGTCCTGTGTGTAGTGGCCCAGTAAATTTTATGGTATCTGTAAGATGATGGTAATCCATCCGTTGGCAACGACACAGCCATGGGGTCCCATTGTTTAAACCCAAAACGGTGTGTGCTGGCGCACACTTAATAATTCCGTACTAAACAGAATGTCGAGAGACTGCACGGAGTTCGCTTTTGCGTCAATGGGATGTACAGTCCGGAACACCACCGTATCCCATACATGGTGAATAAGAATAAAAATAAAACTACCAAGGCCAGACAAGGCCAACAAAGCAATGGTAATCAGCTTGTTAAATCTGTCAACCGCGCCCCATTGAATTTGTCTGTTAGCACTAAGGCAAGAATGCCCAAATTTCTACAGGCAGAAAATGGAATGCGTATCCAGCATACAGAGTACATT